ACTCTGCAAGTAGTGCCAATTCATCGGGCTTGGCTAGCGCAAGAGCGGCGTCAATGGTCGAAACCAATCCATCGAGGTGTCTGGCGGCCGGTGGTTTTGAGCGTGAGAGCACATCCGCCATCTCGGCCAAGTGCGTAAGCGAAGACCGAAGCTCACCTTCGAACTCCGGAAGCTGGACTGCGCTCAATCGAGCATAGGGAGTTTTGGGGATCCCCGAAAGAAGGGCCTCGCGACGACCCTCGGAAATCGACGCGCTCGCGTCCCGCCCCAGTCGTGCGATTGCCTCCTCCTGCTCTCGAACGCGCCGTGTCAGATCGTCCATCCAGTAGCCCGCGGACTCGCCCAAAATCATCACGAGCGACTGCAATCGATTGCAGCTGGGCGGAGAATTGTCGTCCAGAAGCTCTGCGACGCTCGCTTTGAGCTGGTCAGCCACGTTCCGAGGCGAATCCTCCGACTCTTGGGTCAAGGTCACGCCAGCATCCAAAATCTTGACGACCATCTCGTCCCCCTTCCCCTCCCACTCAAGTCGAACAACTTTGTCACCCGCGACCGCAAAGGCGTGGTCACGATGCGTGGCAAAAATCGACAAGGGCGTTTGGCTCTCGGCGTTCGCCTTCTCCAAAACATGCGCCATGAAATCCTCCACACTGCCTTCGGACAAACGATCCATTTCTTCGCGTTGCAAATACATTTAGACTGCCCTCTTTGTCCGGTCGCTGTGCTCGCGGAGTTTCAGTGCTCTATTCACATGCTTAATAGGTTTGGACAACGAATCTAATTTCAGGGCCATCGTGCCACCCTGCTCGTCTAGCCGTTTCTCCAGGCGAGACAGGCCCGTCATGACCGCTTCACGGAGCGACTCTTGGGCTTGATCGGGTTGAGGCGGGGCGCCGTCGGAATTATCCATGCCGACCGCTAACGGATAACGCTCGCCGATTGTCTGCTGCACAGACGCCGCTCGCAATTCGCTCTGCTCTGTCTCGGCAACCTTGGACCGCTGGAGTACGTCGGATTCCTCCGCCGAGAAGCCGAGAACGCGTTCCAGGATCCATGTCTTTGGCAACCAATCCTTTAGCTTCTCAGCCACATCGAGCTTAGCTCCCATGAGCTCAATCTGCGCGAGCTCGAAGATGTGGCTCGGAAGCTTCATTTCGAGCTCCCAATCCGCCAAGTCCGGATCGACACCGAGAATCGCAAGATGCATCCGGCACGCTTCGGAGTAACCGGCGATCAACTGCTGCTGCACTCGCATCGTCGCCTTCGCAAAGCGGACGTCGACGTTACTTAACGCGTTGCGGCTGGCCTCAATGTCGAAGCCAAGGTAGGCCCTCGGCACGCGAATCGCCGAAAAGAACTTGTCTCGGAAGTACTCGAGATCGTCGACCACCTGATAGTCGGGACCCGCAAGCACGTCCACCCGTGTCGACTCCTGCCCGCCCCGCATTGGAAGCCAAAGGTCCTCGTTCATCCCCATGGGATTGTTGCGAAGGCCTAAGATCCCGCGACTCGGATTCCAACTTTGCTGTTTCTTGTACTTGCGCTTGACCGCTTCGACGTAGGCCATCGACTGGCCTTGCGGAAGCTCGCCAACATCGACGTAATAGGCAAAACGCGCGGGCGAGCGCGTGAGTCGATAGATCAACGCCGAGTCCTCAAACATCGCCAAGCGCGGAAATATGTAGCGCGCCGGCTCAAGCACGCTTTGTCCGTAGGGCGCGGAAACATGGCGAGCTTGAAGGCGCCAATGAATCACCTCCCAAGGCTGGAAGATCGTGACATCATTTTCCCTCGGGTTTAGGCCCGCGCTGGCCTGCATGTGCCCGTACGCGCGCGAGTATCCGCTAGCCGGAGGCACCGCTGCCTGGCTCTCGCCGTGGCGCATCCGATGGACCGCCTCCCCAACTTCGCGATTCGTAATGTTGAATTGGCCCGTGATGTCCTGAACAAAGCCAATGAGCTCGCCCGTCCTGGACTCCACTCGGCGCACGCTCGGCGTGGGCATAAAATTGATGCCCAGGACGCCCTCGTTGTTCGCCAATACCTCGCCAAAGACGTTTCCGTACATGCAAAGCACGCGAGTAACGGACCAGATTGACTCGTCAACCTTGAGCCGCTTCGTCAAGAGGTCTTCGAGAATCGCTTTGATCACGACGTCCTTACTCTTGACCCAGATCGCCGCGTTCTCCGTGAGGTCCTTGGTCGTCGCATCGTCAGCGTAAATGTCGAGCGCCGCCGCGGCCTCTCCATAATCGGCGATGTTCTCATAGTCCGCGTAACGGCTCATGAGGTCACCGTCAAGCGTGAGCTCATCGTTGAGGCGATGGTAGCCTTGCGAGTCTGGACCCGTCAGCGGAGCTCTCGTGTAGTCCTCGCCACGCTTGAGATCCTGGCCACTCTCTTTGCGCTCGCGGTCGAAGTACTTCGCAAACGCTCTGGAAATATTGCCTGCCAGTCCCATGGTCTCTCGCCTAGGTCAATGGGAAGAGCACGTTGTCATCCCCAAAGTCATCGTCTCGCCCATACTCGCTCCGAATTCGCTCTAAGTCGAAATCGTCACCCACGGGGATCAGCCCGGCCGGATTGGCCCAGCTAAGATCATCCTCGCTGCGACGTGACATCTCTGGCCCTGGCGCAGCAACGGGAAGCCGGCGGCAATGTTCGGTGAGACCCTGAACGACACCCGCGGCTGCATCCGCAACGTCCTTCGACCCGGCCACGGGATGATCGATTTTGCCTTTCTGCGGGTCGTACTCGAGGGCCATGAGCTCACTTTCGAAAGGCCCATAAGGGTAAAGCTCCAGCCGCCCTTCGTACATCGCCGAGCGAAGGTTGTCATAGGGCTCCGTCGTTCGGTCCACGGAGATCACACAGGACTTGATCCCCCGATGACGGAATTGCTGCAAGCTATCGGCGCTTTGAAACATGTCCATGCTCGCGCCCGCGAACGGGAACCCTCGTGATTGAAGCTCGTAGACCAAGCGCCGCACATCCGCCAAAATGATCTGCTCTCCGTTAGGCGGAAGAATTCTCAACATAAACTCAATCACGATATAGGGCGCAACGTCGGAGAACTCATCGCCCTCCGCGTTACGCCGAACGACTTCCACCATCTTTTCGACGTGCCCCACCGCAATCCCCACGCTGTCGCAAGAGAGCGCAAGATCGATGTGAACCCATCGCGCGTGGTTCGGATTGAGCCTTGGCCGGTAATACTCTTCGGTAAAGCCTCCCGCGAGTTTGCGAGTTTTTCGCTCGACCAGTCGATCCCACAAGAACTTTCCGGGCTGCCCGTACTGGTACTCCATCACCGAAAACGGATGAAAGAGGCGCGTCGAATGGCACATCTCGATTCGCTCCGTTCGTGAGAAGTAGGGGCTGATCGCCGACGTGTTGATCCCCGCAATATCGCGGATCGACCCTTCAAGATCGCGGTCGAAATCTTCCCAATATTCGGAAGGCACTTCGATAACCGCCCCTCCCTGTTCTTCAACCCACGTCTCGTTGATCTCCGCCCGAGCGCCTTCCGGATAAACCCGCGAACGCATCGCGGACGAGCCAATCACCACGAAGAACTTTCGGCCGCAATAGTGCTGTTTGGGTCGGATATCCCATTGTGCGTACTCGCGGAGAAAGACCGAGGGATCGTTGATGCTTTCACGTATCCGGCGATCGATAAACCCACCGACGGTATTCGCAGAAGACAACAAGATCATAAAGCCAGGGAAGCCCCCGCCCGCTCGCTGGAATCGAGATTTGATTCGGCGCACCAAGCCCGTAAATACCTTCTCAGCGCGGTCGAACATACCCGCGTGCTTCCGGCCATCGCCCGTGGACTTAATAAGCTGCTTGTTCGTCCCTGCGAAGTTGGCCTCGTCCATGATGCCGGAAAACACGTTTTGGCCCAAGACTCGATCTGACTGAAAGCTCCCGATCGCCAGATTGATCGAATTGGGGAAGGTCGTGTGCTCGCCACCGAAGCCCTTTCGCGGTGCAAAGTTCTCTTGAAAATAGGGACTCAGCTTCAATTTTTCTTCGATCGAGCTCTTCAGAACCGTACGCGCCAAATACAGCGACTTGCTCACGCAGCTCACCATCATCTCGGAACCCGGTGAAAGACCAAACGTCAGCTGCGGATGCGCGAGACATGAGAGTTCGTAGAGGATGCGAGAAATAGCCAGTGAACCAACGGTTGTATTGTGAATAAGCATCCCATTCCCGACGAAGCATCCTGAATCGGGAACTTCGAGATCGTAAACGGGACGGGGGTCCTCCCTCCGCTCAATTTCAACCACCCGATCCCAAAACATATCCCCCCACCAGCCACACCACGCCGGCAACGGACGCTCGCGGGCCATTTTCACGAAAGTTTCATTGCTCAATAGCTGGCCCTCCGGTCGATGTGGCCAGCAAACGCCACCAACCTCAGAACGAAGCTTTCGAATCACCTCCATATCGCAAGGCGTGATGTCGAGGTTCGGATTCCCAGTCTTTTCGAGAGCGACGTCTCGAATCTCGCGGCTCCGTGTTTCCTGGCCGAAGAGCAGCCCAATCGTTTCGAAAAACTGCAAAAGGTTTGACCGTCCGCTGATGCGGAGCTGCCAAGCGTGATATTTTTTGGCAACGACTCGATGTCGGAATTGCGATTGCACGCCGAATCGAAGTAGTGCCGTCTGGACATCTCGAATGAATGGCTCGCTCGCCAACGTGAGTTCAATCCCTGCACTCCCAGTTTTTTTAGGAACTACGAGGCAGCCATCGCATGTGAAAATCCGGTTCAAAAACAAAGCCAGCAGGTCGCTACGAAGGCCCATGAGCTTGGCGGGGATCCGCTTGTCCTTGCTCTTCTGCGTCAAGCCGTATTTTTCGCGAAGCCAGGTCGTCGCGTAGGGATAGACCTCTCGCGCTCGCGTTTTCGACTTTCGGTCCCGAATTGCTGGCAATGAGGCATCCCGGCCACCAAGCTCACGCGCGCATAATTCGAACTCACAAAGGATATCGTCATTCATGCTCGTGAAAAACCAATTGCCCGACGAGCAGGCGCCGTCAGCCATCATGTAGGCGAGAAACTTAATTTCGGCCGAAGGTAAAACCAAAGGAGTCGTCGGCTCGGGCAACCTTCGCGGAGATGCCACGAGTTCGCCTATCGCCATCTCAAGCGGCCGGGTCCATCCGTAGGCCGTCCGCATGGGATGATCGGCCGAAAGCTCAACCCACCGACCGCTCGCGAAGCGAACACGCCAGAGCGGCTTCTCCCCTGACTTCATGGCACGCGCACGTAGTGAGCGAAATCCGTCCTTGTAGCTCACGACGTTCAAAGTCGACTCATTTTCGGCCAGCTTACCGACTTCATGACGTTCACCCGTCACACCGTCCATAACCTCCGTGAAGTACGATACACATTTCCCTACCCCGATAGATCCAGCCAATATCACCTCTCGAATACCGGACAAGGTAAACATCTCTTCGATGTCGTCTTTCCACTTGGGGTAAAGCGTGGTCGTACTTGCACCCATATAGTATTCGTCGAACAAGAACTCTTCGATCGAAACGGGCTCCCAGCGATACACCGAGTCTGTCCCGTAATCCACCGCAGCAATATTCTCCAACGAAGGCCTGGACCCATCGGGCAAGCCCTCCTGACGCAACAAAAGTTCGAGGTAATTTCGCTCAGCATCGCTTAGCGATGCCAACGTTTGGACGAGTAGCTGCGCGTCCTCTTTTTCGGTGCGCACCGAATGGTGACGCCCCTGCTCCTTGCGAATCACCCTCCTACATTATCGGCGTCATTATTTTCGACAAAATCTTCGGGTACATGCGGGCTTTTTTGGCTTGGTTGATTCATCGCCGCGGCCTGCCGTTTGAGTTGGTGGAAAAGTGACAAGACTTTGGCGCTCGACTCCGGCGTTTCCATCGCCTCCGCGATTTCTTCGCCATAGGACTCCGTCACACGCTGCCGAAGCTCAGGCCGAATCGACGTCGAGTCGATATTGAACTTGCCCCGGTCCATCCGAATATCGTGGCTGCGCACGCACATGCGCGAAAGCAATTCGAGATCTTCGGAGCACGAACGCGTCGGGCGTTTGATCATTTGCTCCAGAGCCTTATGCATATCAATCCGCGCGCTTTGGTAGCGAATCGCCGCCGCCATCACTTCCATCTCATCGATCGCCTCAACGGTATCGAGAAACGACGTCACCTCGGCAATCATCACCGGACCGCCCTCCGCCTCGATGGCTTCGACCGTCACCGGCACCGACTTCTTCGGCGACACCTTGCGAAGCGACTCTTTGTATCGCTTGAGGTTTTGCACCAGTGTTTGCTCGACGACATCGGTCGCTAGCCGCTTATCGTTTTGCAACCAATACGCGATCGACTTGTAACCGTCGCCCGCAAGGAGACGGTGGTCGATCTCGTCAATGATGGCTTTTGGAAAGCCGCGAATCCTCCAATGGGCGTCTTTTGCCTTTGGTGGCTCACCCCTCCGTCTTGATCGCGCTGCTCCACTAATCTGCTCAGACGTCCTAGACACGTCTTAACGCTGGGCGATCTTTGCGCGTTTGTCAACGCATGATGACCATTTCATGAGCCAGCAGAGGCCTTCTTCGAGAACTCCATGTCCTCCCACAAGTCATCAAGCTTCTCAAGTCGCCGAAACGCTGCCGCCGGCAATATCATTTCCAGCTCCTCAATCAATATAGCGACTCCGGCAACTCGATCCACAAGCTCCTCGACGCTCACGCACACATTGCCGCCCCCAAGCGCAAACGTCTGGCCCGGCGAGATATCCGACCCGGCCTGGGCGACGGTTTCTGTGCTCTGGCCCAGGCGGTCGTTGGTGTCAAAGGTGGCTAACAACTGTTG